TGCTGTAATACAGGGAAGAAACCTAAACGGCATATCAGGAGTTTGAATACCATCTCCAGCATTTTGTATGCGCCGCATCCGCCAATAAACTACTTGATAGTACGGCGAGGCTTCAGTGCCTTGGTCAGGGACAGGCCAAACTGTGAATTGGGGGTAAGCGGTTTGTCCGGGATCGTATGCACTTGTTGCAGGGTACGTGGCTCCAGAGTTCCTGCTGATGTAAATCTGTATCGGTCTTGCTTGAGCCAACTTGTTTGGGATTGTGGCGTAGGTGGAGACACTAATCCTTGTAAGTGTAAGGTCAGCTTGCGTTGAGGCATTACCTGCACCCGTCCTTATAACGTGTTCAAGCAAGTCAATGGTGTCGTTCGGTAAATCGTACGTCGCAGTGCCCTGTACCAAATTCTTCGTGCCCTGCTCAATCGTCCACATATTGATGCCACGATTTGCCCACTCAATGGTTAGTAGGTTCATCGAACGACGTGCAGTACGCAGGTCGTAACCAGAGCGCATCTCCCGACCAGCCCTCTCATAGGCTTCTTCGGCTATGTCAGTAAACTCAAGATTAAAGTCGGTTGAGCCGCTCGTGGTCATGTCTTGCTTCCAATTCTCTTAGGTCCATTGCTACGTCAGCTACACCGTGCCAATCTTCAAGAGCCACCATGACTTGCAGGTACTCCTTTAGTATTTCTTTCTGCACCTGCCAATCTTCGTAATCTTTCATCTGAATCTTGCAGTCTTTGCGGCAATTTTTGCCGGTTGTTTGACAAACTGCTTACCTGCGCTCTTTCCAGCCCGTTTAGCTCTTGTAGTCGCAGCGTATTCAGCAGGTGTAAGAGATTTAATTGCCGCCTCCGGGAGGTATCGTTCGCCAGTTGCTTTTGAACCCTGTGTGCTAGGTTTGCCACTGCGTGTCCTCCACTTCTGGTCAGTCCAATTTTTTAGACTCTGCTGCGGGGCTTTCACTTCATCTTCTTTAACGTCTGCGCCAACCTTGCTCGCTGCCCTAATTTACCGGGAGCTTTTGCAGCTTTAGCCAGCTTACCTGCGGGAATCGGTTTGTCGCCTTTGACACCAAGCTGTGCGCGTAAGGCTCCGGGCTTCTTAATGGCTGACTGAATCCACTTACCACCTTTAGCCATACCACCTTTTTTGTAAACCCCACGACCTTTAAGAATGTCAGCTTGGGTTACTTCGCCATCTTTATTTAGATCTGGAAATCGTGCCATATTACACCACCCTTCCGCGAGTCTTACCGCGCTGCGCTATACCATCAGCACGTTTGGAAGCCGTTTTAATTGTTCCACCACTTTTTTTGTTTACTGCTTTATCGTATTCACGAACTTGTTCACTAAAGCGTTTGTTATCTTTGCCGTTAAAATAAGGGGCTAACCCAACTTTAGGTATCGGTTTACCCTCTTTATCAAACTTAGCATCAGGGTTCCGACGTTCAAAATCCTTACGCCATTTCCCATAGGCACGTTTCTGTGCGCTGTAATCTTCGTAGTCTAATTTATCGTCTAAAAAAGCTTGAGTATCCGGCCATTTAAACTTACCTTCTTTATTAACTGGCGCTCCGTACTCAAGTTTTTGCCCTTGTTTTGTAATTACAAAATTAGGATCTTCTTTTGTGTAATCAATTGGTTCGTAGTCAGGTGTGTGTTCGCTACCATCAGCCTTGCCGCCACGCTCAAATTTCCTAACCTTCCTAATCACGGTAACCTCCACCACGCTGCTTGTACTTCATGGCAAGCATTTGAGCTTTACGAGCTGACCACTGCCCCGGCGCACCACCTTTGCCACCAGCTTTGATGCTGTTGAACAATGCTTTACGCATCCCCGGTTTGGTGTAATTGCCAGCTTCGTTCACGCGAGACACCTTGCCACCTTCAGCGTACTGATCAAAGTCAGTGTTATCCCGCCTAGCTTTACGCTTGGCAGTCGGCATTTTTGAGGGCGAAATCGCCCCCATCCCGCGAGAGGGCATCATGTCAGCAAGCCTTACCGCCGCGCATGTAACCACCCTTAGCCATCTTGATCTGGGTGCCTTTGGTTTTACCCTTAACAGCAACACCATCACGACTAGGAGCTGCGGTCTTCACTGCACCCATTTTGCTAGGAGCAACCGAACCACCCTTCTTCATACCAGCCTCTTTCATCTCATGTTTGATCATGGATTTAGGCGCACCTTTGGCTTTCATAAAGCCAATTTCTTTCTTCATCATTGCTTTGGATTCTTTCATTTCACCACCTTCCTTTGCACCAGTGAATTCTTTACCTACAGATTGAGGGACACCAACTTTCTTTGCAAACTTGGGGTTATGCGCTACAGCTTGCATGAACCTTTCTTGTTTGTCACTTACCGTGGGCATTAAACCATCTTCCCACGGGTTTTACCGCGCATTGCAATGCCATCAGCACGTTTAGAAGCAGAACCCACTGAACCACCTTTGGCGTATTTATGGACTTTTCCACCGTGCTTTTTGCCAAACTCGTGTCCACCGCCGGTAAACTCACGTCCACCGCTGGTTATCGCTTTGGAAAAAGAGCTTAAGAATCCTTCTGGGCGTTCAGTAGATCTAGGTTTCTTTTCGGAGGTACTACGTTTTGGACTTTCTTTTTCCTGCCCAAACTCATACCCACCACGAGTAACGCCTTCTTTAAGCGAACTTAAAATGCCAGAAGCTTCTCTAGGTTTATTAGATGACGGTAGTCTAGAAGCTCTAACCTCTAAAGACGCAGATTCAGCTTTTGTTTCTGCTGGTTTGGACGCAGTGGGTTTAGGTGCAGCAGGTTTAGATCCTGCCATTTCCGTCGTGTAAGACTTACCATTAAAAGTAAATCGCTCTTGCCCTGCCTTACGAGCTTGAGCAAAAGCTTCACGGAATGTAGAAGGTGCTGTTTCAGCTTTAGAAGCTACGTACTCTTTTGCACGTTCACCTTCTTCAACCTCTCCACCTTCCTCATAACGCTTACGCGCACCAAATTTAATCGGCTTTTTCATCGTCGGAGTCCTTTTTGCGACGGATAATTTGATCAAACGGTTTGCCCGTAACCATCTCGGCAATACGCATAAGCGTCCAGACAGCACCAATCAAACCAAATAAAGGCGTAATCACTTGGAGAAACGATCCGATTGTGGCAACCACAGACATGATGTCTGCGGCATTCTTTACCAATTCGTGTTTATCTTGAGTCATATCAGCACTTCCAAGCCCTTAAGGATTTGTTGATACGGCTGTTTGGGTCGTTGGCCGTTTTAGAACTCGTAAGCTTCTTTTTCATGCCTTCCATTCTGGCACAGAACGATTTTTTACGAGGGCCACCCTCTGGCTGCGGGGCTTTGAGTCCGGGCTTCCCCGGATTGGCAGCGTTGTACGATGCTCGACCCTTGGCGTTCAGACCACCTTTAGGATTTTTGCCTTCTTTGCGCTGCCAAGCTGGGGTTTTTGCCATGACATCACCCGCATATCAATGTAACCGCAGTGACATTTGTAACCGCCACGGTTGCAAGATCATTAGTTTTGTACGTTGTACGGATACCTTCTGCTGCCATATACAAGCTGTTAACCTGCGTGGCTGAAGCTGGGGTATCAATCTCAAGCAACAACGTCGAATCACTTGCGCGAGTGACAACAATCGTACCCGCAGAAGCACCTGCCAAGTAATACAAACCTTTGATCCGAGTCATCGGTAAAGCTAGATCACCACCATACCCAACCGTGATTGCCGCTGCGGTCGCTGCACTTACTGTGATACTTGAAACGGAAGCGAAGTAGTTAGTGCTGTAGACCGTATTGTTGTTTGGCCCAGCAACCACTTCAGTAACAACCACACCACCTACGGTTGTGCCTGTGATGGTGAAGTTTTTACCCGTTTCATTACCCGTGCCGGTAATGGATACTTTGTAGCCGTACCCATTGATCCCCGGCGTTGTAGCAGCAAGCGTAAGTGCACCAGCACCACTCGGTGTAACCGAAGTCACATAAAAGTTGGCACTCGACTTTATCTTGACTGACCATACATCATATTGCATGGTGCACCTCTAATTAAGACGTTGCAAACGGTGTAGCTACTGTACCTGAACCGTTTACTGTTCCAGTAACCATGTACTTCAATGCGGCAACTGCAACAATCTGCACCCAAGTGCCTGCAACACCACCTGTGGTTGTGCCATTAAAGTTAATGAAATCGTCGTTTGCGCCAGCAGTAAACCCAACAGCCGCACCCGAAGAATCAGTATCAATAGACAACACTGAACCGACAAACCGATCTGTGCCGTCCGTACCGATCTTTAACGAAGAAGTAGAAATCGTAGTCGGAACCCAAATGGTGTAAACCACACCTTCGTTATTAGCCGTGTTGGGGTCATTACCGGGGCCAGACGAAGAAGCGTTTGCCGAAGTATTAATGGTAGGCAGCGTAAGCGTAACGTTAGCTGCTAACGAACCACCAACAGAAATGATCCTACCGCCGTGATCTACTGGATTCAGCGTGGTGCTAGAAGTAATTTCTACGATGGTAGATGGACCCTGCTGATAAATACCGCCAAGAGAGCGGACCGGTCCTTGGAACGTGGTGCGAGCCATATTGTCC